ACTGGCTGTAGCGGCCTACGCCGTCCGGCGGGTCGAGGACGGACAGCGGGCCGGTCTCGGCGACCGCGCGGGCCGAGCTGCCGCCCTCACGCTGCACGGTGACGTCGTTGTGCACGTGCTGTTCGTCATCGACCGGTTCGAGGGGCGGCGCCACCTCCCCGTTCGCGTAGTCGAGGGTGAGCGCCGGGGTCTGGGTGTAGAGGGTGGCGCGGGAACGCGCGGCGAGCGCGAGCGTGTCGCGCTGCTCGTACAGCCGTCCCCCGTCGGCGTCGATCGCGTCCTGAAACAGGTCGAGCAGCGCGGCGACGGACTGCGGGCCCACCTGTGCCGAGGACAGGCCGGACACGGCTTGATAGGTGAGCGGAATGTTCTCCTCGCCGCACAAGCGGATGAGGCGGGCGAGCGCCGTCTCACCGGCGTATCCGACCATCGCCTTACCGGTCGCGCCGTACGCCGACGTTGCATCGGCGAGCGCCACGTGACCGAGTGCCACGTCGCCGATGGACCCTCCACCGAGGGTGAGCGTGGACACGCGGCCGAAGGTGTACCCGGTCAACGTGCCCGTGGCCTCGCTGATGGAGACACCCGCGGCGAGGGTGTACTCGTCCACGTCCATGAAGTAAAAGCGGCGGGTGATGGTGGTGCCGGACTGGATGAAGTCCAGGCCGATGCTGAGCCGCTTGCCGGTGACGACTCCGCCTTGCGTGATGTATTCGAGGCTGGTTCCGGCCTTGTCGTACCCGCGGACACTGAGCACTCCACTGGACTCCCAGGCGAGCACCCACCGCATACCGGTAGACGTTTTGAGTTCGAGGATCGGAGCATCGGCCGACAGTGCGGTGTCGGGGAACGCAGCGAAGAACCTCAGCGCGCTCTCGCCGGTCACGGTGTAGGTGGGCACGGTGACGGTGAGCTTTCCCTCGCCGAGGGTGGGCAGCGCATCGGAGGCCGCATACGAGGTGTACGCGGCAGGCTTCACACCCGCGGTGACAACCGTCATCGACTGCACGCCCGGAAGAGCCGAGGCGAACTCCGTTGCGGTCGAGCCGTCCTCCATCGGCCAGTACGCGAGGATGCTCGTACGGGCCGGGTTGGTGAACTCCCGGCGCATCGGCGACGCGAGGGGCGTTGCGCCCTGCCCGAGGCGGCGCAGGATGCCCGCGGCCGACGCGGACACGGTGACGAACCGCGAGGTGTCCCACTTCGGCGGCCACGACGAGACCTCGCCGACGAACCGAATCAGCCGCGTCCCCGACGCCCCGCCCGGCTGGATGGACACCCGTACCAGGGTGTTGCGGCCGATAAGCCCGTACAGGTCCGAGCGGGGGTTGCGGGGGGAGTAGCGGCCACCGGTGTTGCTGAGGACGAACACGCACGTACCGGCGTCCGTACGGGAGGCTTCATCCTGCCGTCCGCGCGTGATGGTGATCAGGTTGTTGGTGTAGACGTCGCCGGTGATGTCCACCCACGTGCCGCCTATGTAGAGCTCAACCAGCACGCCGAGCGGGTCATCGGGGAACGCCAACGGGAGCCCTCCTTACGGGGGTTGTGGGGGGTGTCAGGTACCGAACGCGGTCTGTACGCTGCCGCGGCCGTCGACGCGGACCATGCGGCGGATGAGCCGCTTGAAATCGGAGTCAGCGCCGGTGACGTCGAGGACGACACGACCGGTCGTCGAGGTCGAGCCCGCGGCGCTCACCGCGGCACCCGTGGACGCGGCGACGGCGGCGGCGGTGGCCTGCCCGCCAGTGGGCACGGTCACCAGGTTGCGCATGGTGGCGTCCACCGCGCCGGCCTCGCCCTCGATGCCGTCGACGATGCCCGCCGGGATCCAACGGCCGATCTGGTCACGCATGACGCGCGAGGGCGAGTTGATGCCGAGGGCCTTTGCGATGGGCCCGGGGATCATGGCCTTGGCGAAGCTGATCAGCTTGTCCCGGAGCCAACCGCCCATGCCCTTTACGCCGTTGTAGAGGCCGCGGACGATGTCCTGTCCCTTGCCGACGAGCAGGCCCGACAGACTGCCCATCGCGGTTGCGGTGCGCTTCGGCAACCCCTTGATCCAGGAGATGAACTCGGAGACTTTCACCGCGGACGCTGTACGGAACGAGGTGAACCCGGCGGTGGCGGCCGAGCCGAGCGAGGCAGGGAGCGCGGCCAGCGCCGAGGCTGCGGAGCCGGGCAGACCAGACAGCCACGTCGTGAGCTCGGTGAACTTGGCAACGGCGTAGTCCTTGGCGGCGCCGAACCATCCGGAGATCAGGGACGGCAGTTCGCCGAACCATGCGATGGACGCCTTGATCCCGTCGACCGCGCCGGACACGAACCCCTTCACGGCCGACCAGACGCCTTGCACGATCGTGCGGAACGTCTCGCTCTGGTTGTAGGCGATGACGATCACAGCGATCAGACCGAGGATCGCGCCCACGATCAACACGACCGGGTTGGCGGCCATGACGGCGTTGAAGATGGCTTGCGCCGCGCTCCATATGCCCATGGCGGCGGCGATGCCGAGCACCATTCCGGCGAGAGGAGCGAGCATAGGCCCGTAGTCCGCGAGGAACCCGCCGAACTTGTCGAGGATGGGCACGATGGTGCCGCCGAGCAGCTCGACGAACGCCTGAGACATCGAGCGCTTGAACTGTTCGAGCTTGGTTGACGCGTTGTCTCGCAGGCTGTCGCCGAGCTTGTCGGCGGCGCCTCCCACCTCGCCGAGCCCCGCCGCGGCGGTCGAGGGATCCATGGCGAGCAAGGCCGAGCCGAGGTCTTCGGCCTGGGTGCCGAACAGGGCCGTAGCGGCGGCCGACTGCTTGATCGGATCCTTGATGTTGCGCAGCCGGTCGAGCGTCGTGTCGAGCGCGCCGGACGCCGACGTGCCGCCCGCGCTGAACTTCTTCGCCATGTCGTCGGCGTTCAGGCCGAGGGCCTGGAAACCGGCCGCGGTGCTGGCCGATCCGTCAATGGCGCGGATGCTGAATTCCTTGATTGCGTCCGCGGCGATGTCCGAGTCCCGGGCGCCGGCCTGGATCGCCTGATTCATCAGGCCAACGGCGGTGGCGCCGTCCAGACCAGCCTTTTTGAACTGGACGCCGTACTCGTTGAACGTGTCGACCAGGTCGTCGGCCTTGTTCGCCGAGGACTCGAAACCGGCTGTGAGGACGTCGAACGCCTCATCGGCGCTCGATGCCAGACCGGTGCGCAGCATCTGTGAAACGGCGTTGGTGACCCCGCCCAAGTCCTGGTCAAAGGTGCTGGCGAGGTCCGAGACCTTGGTAGAGATGCTCTCAATCTGCGCGTTCGTGGCGTCCGGCGGCAGCAGGCCCGATCCCATGGTCGCCTTGATCGCGTCCGCGGCGCCCTGGAAGTCCTCCGTGATCGCGCCCGAGTACAACTCTCCTGCGATCTCGCCGTATCGCTTTGCCTCGGTCGCGGTGGCGCCGAGCTGCGCGCCGAGCTTGGCGGTGATCTGGTCCTGTTCCATCGCCGCGGCGATGCCACCCATGAGAGCGGCGCCGAGGCTTCCGCCGACGACGCCGAGCGCGAGGCCCTTGAATCGGTCGGTGATGGACTCTCCGGCCGCGTCGGCGCCGTCGCTGGCGCCCTCGTCGAGGCCCTCGCCGAGGGCGTCTCCAGCCTCCTGCCCGCCGGTGCGGGCCCGCTGCGTGATGCGGGCGAGGGCGGCCCGTAGGCGGGACTGAAAGCCGTTCAGGCCTTGCTCGGCCTGGGTGTCGTCAACGGTGATGGTGGCGGCGAGCTCGCCCACGGTCAGGGCCATGCGCGGGCCTCCTCTCAAAGGGGGCCGCGCGCGTGGCGCGGTGTTCAGTTAGCGGGCGCCCTTGGGCACTTCGGGCGGGGGGAACAGGTGGCGATTGATGCGGGAGTCCGCGGACAGCAGGCCGAAGATGCGCACCCGCAGCCATCGCCAGGAGCGGCTATCGAGCAGGCCGGGCGCGCCGATGTCGACGCTGTAGAACTCGTGTAGGTCGGCCTCGACAAGCGGCCACTCGTCGAGGATCTGCGACCACGTCACTTGCGGGGCGCGGGCTTCTTTCCGCCTGCGTGGCTGCCCTGGGGGTGCTTCGTACCACTCGAAGAGCCCCGAGACCGGGTCTTGTTCGCCGCATCCGATGAGCTGCGGCGCTGCTTCCGGTTCGGGGCCAGTCGAGAAGGGTCGCCGCCGCTGTTCCAGTACCGTTCGGCGGCGTCCTTGTTCTGGACGATCCACACCATGGCGGTCACCGCGCAGTGCTTGAGCGTCGGCCATCCGACGTCGTCGGCGACCATCTCGGCGTGCGCGGTGCCGAGGACGTCGCGGTACATGTCGCGCTCGGCGGCGTCCTTCAACACGGCCTCGTCGATCTGCCCGCCGTCCGCGGCCACGGCGGCGGCCTGCATGATCGCCTGCACCCGTAGGCCGGTCGCCGCGGACGGCGGCGGCACACGGTACGTCTTGTCCTTGATGGGGAGCGACAGACCTTCGTCGAGGAGCTCCCCCAGAGCCTGAAATGCCACTGACTCGACCCCCTTTACGGCGCGGTGAGCGGGTTGGTGATGGCGGTCCGCTTGCCCTTGCCGGTAAGCGTGACCTTGATGGAGTCGAGGTCGTCGGTAGCGGTGCCGTCGCGCTCCCACTGGACCAGGGCGTACCCCTCGTACGCGTCGGCGCGGCTGTCGCGGTCGTACCAGCGAACGTGAACCTTGGCGCTGGATCCGAACGACGACGCGGCCGTCCTGAGCGCTTCCTGGGCGGCGTTGAAAGCCTTCGTGGTGGGGTGGCAGCGGTGCAGCATCGTCATTTCGATGCTCCACGCGTACTCGGTGACGGTCTGATCGGCCCACCCGTCGTCTTCGTAGGTGGTGCTGGCCTGCTGGGTCTGGTCGACCTTCGGCGCAAAGTCGTTGATGCCGGGGACGATCACCCAAACGGGCGTGGTGAACGTGGCGTCGGTGTCGAGTTCGAGCCGGTACCGGCGGGCGAGTGCGGTATCCGTCTCGGCGGGCTGCGTCGGGCTGTACGTGACCATGGGGCGGGGGTCCTCCTATTCGAGGCGGTCGGACTGCGGGCGTTGGGCGCGCAGCGTGTAGTTACTGGTCCGCTCGTAGCGGCCGAGGCCGTCGGCGCCCATCGAGGCGGTGTTGTCGCGCTTCATGAGCTGCACGCGGGCGGCGCCGAGTTGCTGGTCGCGTAGGCCGTGCAGAACGGCGAACGCGGCCTCGTCGAGGGCGGCGACCTCGCGCGGGTCGAGGCCGGCGCGGGTGCGTACCTGCACGAACACGGTGCAGTCGGTAAGCGCGGGGTCGTCGGTGGTGTCGTAGGCGGTGAGGACGACGGCGCGGTCTGGACTGTCCGGCATGGCGGTGTCCGTGATCGCCGTCTCGGTGGCGGCGTAGACGCCGGTGGGCCGGTAGGTGGCGACGTCTGCTGTGTCGAGCAGGGTCGCGAGGCCGTCGACCAGGTCGACAAGGAACGTCACCGGAGCGCCCTCCGCACCTGGGCGGCGATGATCTCCGTGATCGTGCCGTTCTCCTCGTGCAGGGGCCGTTCCAAGTACTTGGCGGTGCGGCCCGCGTCGTGGCGGTAGCCCATCTCCTCGTGCTGGCGGATCGCGTACGGGGTGTCGTAGCTGACGGCGGCCGTCACGGACGACTCATCGACGGACACGACCCCGGAGCGTTCCAACGTGGCTTCCTCGATCGGCACACGGGCCCGTGAGACCTGCAACAGGTGCTCGGCGCCGAGGCGTACGCCCCGCACTGCTCCGGCCCGTATCGCGGCGAGGGCGGCGTCTCCGTCCCATCTGATCTGTGCGCGGCTCACTCGCAACTCACCTCCGTTGACGCCGGAACGGGGAGTCCCGGCGCGGTGTGGTGGGCGACGGTGATCGCGGTGGTGATCCGGCCGTCCGGGAGGATCACGCGGGATCCGGCCGGGCAGTCGAGGTCCGGTCCGGCGTAGATCTGCGCGGTG